GAGAATATTATAATGATAATACTAAACAAATAGTAGAAAACAAGTTTAAAAAAGATATTAATACATTCGGATATAAATTCTGATAAATAATAGTAGCAGTTAATGGAAAGTTAAAATGACTAAAAAACTAGAAGATTTGCTTAATATGGATGATTCCAAAGAAATCATTAAACAAGCCGAACAACAAGAAAAAGAGCAGGCCAAACACGAAATTGCTCACCAAGAAAGTTTTCGTGATATAGCAGAGTTTGATAAAATTGCTAGTGCATTACCTGCTGTCAAAGGTTTGGGCGATAAAGCAGACAGTGAACTAGAAGATATTGCACAACGTGCATTAACTGCCTATGAAGATCTAATGGATTTAGGAATGAATGTTGAATCACGTTATAGTGGTAGAGTTTTTGAAGTTGCTGGTGGGTTGCTCAAAACAAGTTTAGATGCTAAAACTGCAAAGTTAGATAAGAAACTAAAGATGATAGAGCTGCAACTTAAAAAACAAAAAATGGATCAAGATAGTGGGCCTAGTGAAGACGGAATGATTTCCGGTGAAGGCTATGTTGTAACAGATCGCAACAGCCTACTAGAGAGGCTTAAAGGCCTCGATAAGGATAAATAACATATAACGGGAATATGTAAAATGATGACAAGGTTTCAAGAATTATTAAACGAGTCTAAAAAGACATACGAATTTAAAGTTGGTATTGCAGGATCGCTGCCTGACAACTGTGAAGAAAGTATCAAGAGTTGTTTAGAAAAATATAGTGTTGTAGAAATGAGCAAGGGCAAAAGAACCCCAGTTCAGGAAAGACCTTTAGACTTTCCGCAATTAGAAAACACTGAAGTAACATATTTTGATGTTACTCTTAATTACGCAACAACTTCAGATGTATTGCAAGAATATATCGGTGATTGCTGTAATGTTGATCAAGCATATATTATTGTACGTAAGCCTGGCGATATGCAAGAAAAATATCAAGAGATGCCAGAAGATACTACTTATGAAACAAAATTAACAACAGAAGATATGGGCGGCGAGAGCGCACAAGAAAGTGTAGGCGGTAACCGTGTTATGGATCTTTTGAAAGAGCTAGAAGTGGCTCGTAAAGAACGTGAGCACGATCCAAGTGCAGCGGCACCGGAGGCAAACTAAAATGAATATGAAAAAACTACTAGAATCAATGGACAACATTGAATTAGAAGGTGGAATGCCAATGGTACCACCAATGGCACCACAGTCACAAGAAGACAAAGGTAATCCAGTAACAATGAATGTATCAATGAATGCAAGCGGCAAAGATAATGTTGCAGACTTAATTGATATGATGAAAAATGCAGGGCTAAAAGATGCAGAGCCAGTTGGCCCAGCAATGATGCCAATGCGCAGAGATATGGAAAGACTACGTGATATTGTTGATGGTCCAAAAGATATGGACGATTTAAAACCAGGTGTGCAAGATGAACCTTGTGATGCTTGTGGCAAACAACACGTTGGTGCAAGCAGTTGCAATGATGATATTGAAATGGAAGACGAATTAGTTGCAGATGAAGCATATGCTAATGAGCCAGACGAAGAATACAAGTCAATCGACGATGTAATTAATTCAGGCGATGATCTACATAGAACTAAAAAGGCATATGCTGCTACACAAGACGGCGACAATCCAATGGCAGTTGAAGATGAAGTAGACGATACTACATATTCTGTTAAAGGTAAAAGTGCAGAAGCACAAGCAGCATTAGCAGACGCAGCAGGCGACTCGGGCGATATTAGAGAAAAACTTGCAGCAAGATTAAAAGAGCTAATGGCAGATGACGAAGGTGAACACGATCACGAAGATGGCGAAGACTGTCCAGAGTGCGGAGCACCAGGTAAGCAAAAATTAATGGCTTGCAGTAGTTGCGGCTGTAGTTAATAACTATCGTAACATACAACTCAATAGCACCTTCGGGTGCTATTTTTTTGGTTAAATAATAGTATGGCAGCATCATTAGACGGCGTCTTAATTAAAAAGGCGAATAGACAAGAAACATTTACTGAATCGCAAATTGACGATATTGCACAGTGTATGGATCCTGATCTCGGATATTTACACTTCGCAAAACATTTTGCATTTATTCAACATCCAGTAAAAGGAAAACTTTTATTTGATCCGTACGAGTATCAATTGCGGTTAATGGACAGCTATCATAGTTATCGTTTTAATATTAATATGATGCCTAGACAAACAGGTAAAACTACGTGTGCTAGTATATACCTTGCTTGGTATGCAATGTTTAATCCAGATCAAACTATACTTGTAGCAGCACACAAATATACAGGTGCCCAAGAAATTATGTCACGTATACGTTACGTATATGAAACTTGTCCAGACCATATTAGAGCAGGAGTTACAAGTTATAATAAACAATCAATTGAATTTGAAAACGGAAGTCGTATTGTAGCACAAACTACAACAGGTAATACAGGACGTGGTATGAGTATATCATTACTATATTGTGATGAGTTTGCATTTGTGCAACCTAATATTGCTGAAGAGTTTTGGACTTCAATATCTCCTACACTAGCAACAGGTGGACGAGCTATTATTACTAGCACACCTAACAGTGACGAAGATACGTTTGCTACTATTTGGAAACAAGCAGAAAACAAATTTGATGCACACGGCAATGAAAGTGATGTTGGCGAAAATGGCTTCCATAGTTTTGTTGCAGAGTGGAACGAACATCCTGACAGAGATGACGAATGGAAAGCAGCAGAAATTGGGCGCATTGGCGAAGAAAAGTTTAGACGTGAATATGGTTGTGAATTCTTAGTATTTGATGAAACATTAATTAATTCAATTAAACTTGCAGCTATGGATGGCACAAGTCCTATATTAAATATGGGTCAAACACGTTGGTATAAAAAACCAACTGCACAGTATACATATTGCATTGCACTTGATCCTAGTATGGGCACTGGTGGTGACAACGCTGCAATTCAAGTTTATGAATTACCTAGTTACGAACAAGTAGCAGAATGGCAACACAATCAAACTGCTATACCAGGACAAATAAGAGTACTTGCTGACATATGCAAATATATAGAAACAGAAACTAAAAACCCGCAAGGAATTTACTGGAGCGTGGAGAACAATGGACTAGGTGAGGCTGCCCTTATCGTTATAAACGACTTCGGTGAAGAGAACATTCCGGGTTTGTTCGTCAGTGAGCCTATCCGCAAAGGACACGTTCGTAAATTCCGCAAGGGCTTTAATACTACACACGGTACAAAGGTTACGGCGTGTAGTAGACTAAAAACTATGGTTGAAAACGATAAAATGATTATTCGTTCAAAGCCATTAATTGGTGAACTAAAGAGTTTTATTGCAACTGGGTCTAGTTATACTGCAAAGTCAGGAGCACACGATGATTTAATTAGTGCCACATTACTTGCACTAAGAATGATGGAAGTATTAAAAGACTGGGATCCCAGAGTATATAATACCTTTAATCAAACTGAAGAGTTTGAAGATTACGAGGCTCCAATGCCTATCTTCATTAGCAGCAACTATTGATAAATACATTTATGCAGAATTTAGACTTAATAGCAAACGAATTGTTCAATAAAATAAGAGGTCGCTTTCCGAGTGTAACTATTGGCGATGCCGAAGGGAATGTAACTAACGAACCAAAACAAGCTCGTTATTTTGATTTTGATTTTATGAATGAAGGTCGACCAGTTGGAAAGATAAGTATTAGTCTAGATGATAAAAATGTAGCAGTTGTATATGGCGAAAGTTTGGTATCTAACGAAACCGAGTTAACAAAAAACAACTGGTATGATTTTTTAAAAGAATTAAGAATGTTTGCAAGAAAAAGAGCACTGACATTCGACACAAGAGATATTACTAAATCGAATTTAAATAGTAGAGACTACAAATTTTTAGCGAAAAACCGTGACGGGGATGGAACAATGACAGAATCTAAAATGTATGGCACATCAAAAATAAGTTATCAAGACTTTGATGGAGCACGTTTAATGATTAAACACACCGAAGGTATTGATCAAGAAGCAGCCGGTGGCAGAGCAAAGAAAGTTGGCTCTTTGTATATTGAAAGTGCAGAAGGTGAAAGATTTAAATATCCATACAAGCACATAACTGGTGCAAGAGCAATGGCTCGACACGTTGCAGAAGGTGGTAATGCTTACGATGATTTTGGTAAGCATATTGTAAGTATGTCAGAAGAAATGAACAAACTACGTAAGTTTAAATCTTATATGGGTCGTTCAGCAGTAATGGCAGAAAGCCTAGCAGAGTATGTAGATGTAGTTAAAGAACGTATTGTCACAGTTAAGAAAACACTAGAGTCACTACAACGCCCAGCATACTATAAAGAAACATTTGAAGCATTTGCTCCAGCAGTAATGGAAGATGTTCCAACTGACGTTGCTGAAAATTGGATTGATCAATTAACTATTAGACAGTTTAACGAAGAATTGTCAGATGTATTCCCGTACATTTATAAGTTAGTAAGTGAAGCAAGTAAGGCTGAAGAATTAACTGCTGAAGATTTAATGGCAGAGGTTGCAGGACCAGACAAGTGTTGGCCTGGACACAGAAAAGTCGGCACACAAAAAGGTACTGGCAAGAACGCAGGCAAGCGTGTAAACAAGTGTAAGAAAATTGAGTCAGAAGAAATGGAAATTGAATCAGCATTTGAAGAAATGATGGGTCAGTTTGCTGAACAAGAAACTAACGAAACACAAGAAGGCAAAGTAGGAACTATGGCGTTGTTTGTTACTGATCAAGATGGCGGCGAACACGAAGTAGAAGTTGAAGTTGAAATTAAAAACGGTAAACCAGAGATAGTTGCTAATACATTACCTGGACCAGAAGACAGACTTTATTGGGATGACGCTGACATTGAACAACAAGCAATGGATGCAATGAAAAATGGCGACATTGAATTTGATGAAAGTTTTGATCCACAGTCAGAGCCAAGTGAACGAGATTTAGCTGTAGAAGATATGATGAATGCATACGAAAAAGGTGGCGAAAAAGCTCTAGCAGCTTATATGCATATTAGCGAAGAAGAACTTGATCAAGATATTAACGAATGGTGTGCAGAACACGGCAAGCATCCAGACGATGATAGAGATGAAGCAATTGAAGGTGTTGTTGAAGAGTTAGCTGATATGACAGATTTTGACGAAGGCAATGCATACTCAGGCGCTGTAGCAAAAGCCAAAATGAATGGCAAGAAAAAAGGCGACAAAGTAGACGGTCCAGACGGTGATGAGATTACACTTGAAAAAGACCAAAAGACCCCATTAGGCGAATTTATCCTTTCTTATTACGATAAAGAAGCAGGCGAATTTCCAAAAGGCGAAACAGCAATACTTACTATGGTAGAAAAAGACTACGGTAACGAATTTATAGAACCTGCAAAACAGTTTATTACTAAAGTATACCAAGTAACAGAGGAATACAGAGAGCCCGAAACATCACCTGAATTCGAAAGAATGAGAGAACTAGCAGGCTTGAGATAAATAGAATTGGATGAATAATCCAAAAAGTTTTTTAAGTTTTTCTTTAAAAAAGACTTGACATTGTTTGTAGAATAGCATATAATAACAACTGTGCTACAAACAAATAGGCACTAGTAGCAATGTAGCTACTGCACATAGGCATAACATTTAGGAGGCATTAACTATGGCATCATTAGCAGAAATCCGAGCAAAGCTCAAAGCACAAGAAGCAGGCGCTTCAGGAAACCGTCAGTCAGGCGGTGATAACAGCATTTACCCATTTTGGAATATTAAAGAAGGCGAGTCGGCAACGATGCGTTTCTTACCAGACGGTAATGCAGATAACACATTCTTTTGGAAAGAAAGACTTGTTATCAAACTACCATTTGCAGGCGTAAAAGGTGAAACTGATTCACGCCCTGTACAAGTACAAGTACCGTGTATGGAAATGTACGGCGAAACTTGTAACATTCTTAACGAAGTACGTGGATGGTTTAAAGACTCAAGTCTAGAAGATATGGGTCGTAAGTATTGGAAGAAGCGTTCGTACATCTTCCAAGGGTTTGTAACTGATAACCCACTATCGGACGATACTACACCTGAGAATCCAATTCGTAGGTTTATTATTGGACCACAAATCTTCCAGATCATTAAGCAGGCGCTTATGGACCCAGATATGGAAGAACTGCCAACAGATTATACTGCTGGTGTAGACTTCCGTCTAAACAAAACTTCAAAAGGCGGATACGCAGACTATTCAACATCTAATTGGGCACGTAGAGATCGTCCATTAGGTGATACAGAAATGGCTGCTGTCGATACACACGGCTTGTTTAATCTAAATGACTTCCTACCTAAAAAGCCAGGCGAAGTAGAACTAAAAGTAATGCAAGAAATGTTTGAAGCATCAGTAGATGGCGAAGCGTTTGATATGGATCGTTGGGGACAGTACTTCCGTCCTGCAGGATTCGCACAACGCACAGGCGATCCACAAAAAGCGGCAAGCCCACAAGCAACTGCTGTAAGCCAAAGTGCTCCAGTAGAAACTGCTCCAGCGGCAGCACCAGAAGCAACTCCAGCACCAGCGGCTGAAGCAGCTCCTGCAGAAGGTGGCAACGCCCAAGACATTCTAGCAATGATTAGATCACGTCAAGGTTAATAGCAACTGAAAAGGGTTGCATTATTGAATAGCAACCCTTTTTTGTTTAACACAGCTTAATAGGAGAAAAAATGGCTAATAAATCGTTCGATCCGACTAAGTTCCGTAAGGACTTAACAAAATCCATCTCAGGAATGAGTAGTGGATTCAACGATCCTAAAGATTGGATCAGCACAGGTAACTATGCACTAAACTATCTTATTAGTGGCGACTTTCACAAGGGTGTTCCGCTTGGTAAGGTAACTGTGTTTGCAGGAGAATCTGGTGCAGGTAAATCATATATCTGTTCAGGTAACATTGTAAAGGCAGCACAAGATCAAGGTATCTTTGTAGTACTAATTGACTCAGAGAATGCTCTTGATGAAAGTTGGCTACACGCACTAGATGTAGACACTTCAGAAGACAAACTACTTAAACTTAATATGTCAATGATTGATGATGTTGCTAAAACACTGTCAACATTTATTGCAGACTACAAAACAATGGATGAAGAAGATCGTCCTAAAGTATTGTTTGTAGTTGACAGTTTGGGTATGTTGCTAACACCTACTGATATTGATCAGTTTAACAAAGGTGATATGAAAGGTGATATGGGTCGTAAGCCCAAGCAGTTAACATCACTTGTTCGTAACACAGTTAATATGATTGGTTCGCTTAACGTAGGTTTAGTATGTACTAATCACACTTATGCATCGCAAGATATGTTTGATCCAGATGATAAGATTAGTGGCGGTTCAGGCTTTATCTATGCATCGAGTATTGTTGTTGCAATGAAAAAGATGAAGCTAAAAGAAGACGAAGATGGTAACAAGATCAGTCAAGTTATGGGTATCCGTGCTGGCTGTAAGGTTATGAAGACACGTTATGCAAAACCGTTTGAAGGTGTACAAGTAAAGATCCCATACTCAACAGGAATGAATCCTTATAGTGGTTTGCTTGAATTATTTGAAGCAAAAGACATTATTAAAAAGCAAGGCAATAGACTTGCATACACTACACTTGATGGTGAAGAAATTCTTGATTATCGTAAAAAGTGGATTGGAGAAAACCTTGATAAGGTAATGTCAGATTACTTAATAAAAGAAGCACAAGTGGTAAATACCTCTGATGACGTTACTGAAGATATAGAAGTAGACGACTTACAACCAATCGAGGAGTAGAATATGGAAGATACGCAAATAGTTGATATCTGGACATTGTTTAAAGAATATGTCGATAAAAAACACGTTGAGCAGGCTGCTGAACGTTATGTAGATTTAATGGCCGATTGTGGCACAGAAGATCAATCATTTATTTCTGCACTAGGTCACGATACTGCGTTAGATATTGCTATCAATTATTATCTAGATCTTGATGATGATGACGTATTAGAAGAAGAAGTAGAGTGGGATGAATAATGGGTTGGTATAGCGAAGTATCTCGTGACATAAGCAAAATACCACAAGCAGTTGCCTACTTTGAAAACGAAATAGTTGATGCTCGCAAAGAGGTTAAACTAGTTGGAAATGTAGAACGTGCGGCAGCAAGTATGCCAGGTATTGTTGAACAACGATTCAATCAACTTCAGGAGATTGAAGCTATACTAAACTATTTAAATATTGAGCTACGCAGATTGCGTAGTTCATTTTTTAAGAAATATCTTGAAAACTATCAACGAGCTCTGTCAAGCCGTGACGTTGAAAAATACGTAGACGGTGAGGCAGATGTCGTTGACTATGAAAAGATTATTAATGAGTTTGCATTATTGCGTAACAAATGGTTAGGGGTACTCAAAGCACTTGATCAAAAACAATGGCAGATTACAAACGTAGTTAAGCTAAGAGTAGCGGGTATGGAAGATGCCACGTTATAATGTATTATTAGGATGCGATCAAAAATACTACGATGACTGGGCAGTACCTTTACTAAAAAGTATTCATTTTCATAATCCGTGGATTAACTTACACTGTCATATTGTAAATCCAACAGTTGAAAATTCTTTAGATAATGTTAGTATAACTACTGAAAAAAGAGAATTTTTAAACTCCGATAGTAAAATAGCATATCTACAAGCGGTAAGATTTTTAGTAGCAGCTGAGAAATTTTCTAATAATGAAAACGTAGTTACCCTTGATGCAGACAGTATCTGTACACGCCCAATAATCAGACCTACTGAAATTAAACATCTTTTTGAAAAGCAATATGTTTTAAAACATCATAAAGAAGATAGGTGGCTCGCCGGACTTGTAGTGTTTAATCAAAATGGCTTTAGGCAAGAATTAAATAAAGAATTAACATCAGTTCCGTTTGATAATTGGCAATGGGGCAGAGATCAAATAGTGTTAAATACATTTGCAAACGAATTTAATTTTCAGACAGTTGGCAATCAATGGATGTCAATAGGAAAAAATAAATCAAATAGTGCGTTTTTAACATTAAAAGGTAATCAAAAAGTTAAAGAAAAATTTTTAATTAATTACCGAAGATACAGGGATCAAGATACAGAATGACATTAGAAGAACATCTTGGTGGCCACAACGGAAAGACACATTTAGATCGTGGAACGCTAGAATGGGCAAAGGCTACATTTGGCATACAGTCGATGATAGATGTTGGTTGCGGCCCAGGCGGTATGGTAGAATTAGCAAATAACATAGGAATAAAAGCAACAGGAATAGACGGAGACTATACTTTAGATCGCTACGATAATAGTAAGTTTATAATTCACGACTTTACAAAAGGACCTGTTCCGATAACAGAAAATTACGATCTTGCTTGGAGTGCAGAGTTTGTCGAACACGTATACGAAGAATATATTCCTAATTATGTTCAGGCTATGCAACAAGCAAAATACTTAATAATGACATACGCACCGATTGGTCACGGCGGCTATCATCACGTAAATGAAAATACACAAGAATATTGGATAGAGACAATGTCTAAATATAACTTTACATATGACGAAAATTTAACTAATCAAATGCGACAATCGTCAACAATGGGCAAAAAGAAGAAACATCAATTTGTCAAAAAAACAGGACTTTTATTTAAAAATGAACAGAGATAGTTTAGTAGTAGCTATTGAGGAAATGTATAGGAATCATCCTATACCTAAGTTTCCTAATTTTAAATTAGTATCCTGGAATGACAAAGATACACTTGCATCAGCTGATGTTTTTTTACAGCATAACATAGCTGGACAAAAACGTAAAAAATTAGAAAAATATTATCAATATATTTTAGACAGTGGCAAGCCTTTTATAGTTGCCGAAGCTCCGGTGTTTCGTCGAAATATGAAACAGTCTGGTTGCCCCGGAGCATATCATAGATTTAGTTGGACTAGTTATTTTCAAAACGAAGGAAACTATTGTAATAAAGACTCGCCACCGGATAGATGGAACAGAATACAAGCAGAACAAAAAATTACAATTAAAGATTGGCGCACTACCGGAGACTATGTTTTACTAATTTTACAGCGTCCTGGAGACAGTAGTCTAAAAAACTTGTTAGAAAAACACGGATCGTATGAAAACTTTCTCACGTTTACATTAAATGAGATTAAAAAATATACCAACCGACCTATACGTGTACGAATGCATCCTTTACGCCAAGACCGTCAATTAGAAGCATTAAAAAACTTTGATGTTGATATTAGTATAAACACCTTAGGAAGTCGTCAAGGTCACGGCGTTACAGAAGGCGGCGACGGATTGTACAAAGACTTTAAAGACGCATATGCCGTAGTAGGATTCAATAGTAATGCATTAACTGAAAGTATATGCGAAGGCATTCCTACATTTAGTATGTGTTCTAGTTCAATGGCTTGGGATTGTAGTAATAAAGATTTATCTCAAATAGAATCACCAGAATTATTTGATAGACAACAATGGCTATATAACTTAGGTTATTGTCAATGGCGTGAAGATGAAATAGCACAAGGCACTCCTTGGTTTCATCTATTAAAACGTTACAATTAATAAACCATTCTAAACTTTTATTATATTAGCACATAATAAATACCAGTATGAATATAGTTTTAGTCACAGGCGGATTTGATCCGCTACACTCCGGACACATAGAATACTTTAAAGCAGCGAAAGAACTAGGAGATCACTTAGTTGTAGGTGTTAATAGTGACGAATGGTTAACACGCAAAAAGGGCAGACCTTTTATGTCGTTTGATGAACGGTGTGCAATTATAAAAGAACTTAGTGTTGTAGATGAAGTTATAGGTTTCAACGACATAGACGATACTGCTAATCACGCAATATTTCAATTACAAAGCACAACAGGGTCAAGTACGAAAATTATCTTTGCTAATGGCGGGGATAGAACAAAGTCTAATATACCCGAAATGCAATATACTAATGTAGAATTTGTATTTGGCGTAGGCGGCGAGAACAAAGCCAACAGTAGTAGTTGGATACTCGACGAATGGAAGACCCAAAAGACTGAACGCGACTGGGGCTACTGGCGTGTGTTAGATCACAAACCTGAGCAAGGTTATAAAGTAAAAGAACTTGTAATATATCCGGGTAAAAGTTTAAGCGATCAAAAGCATTTCTTACGATCAGAGCAATGGACTGTACTTGAGGGTACAGTAAAAATGGATACAGAGTGGAATAATGTACAAAGCTGTATAATATTAGAACAACATAGTAGACCATTTGAAATTGGTAAAGAAGTATGGCATCGAGCAAGCAACCCAGGTGCCGAAAATACCCATATACTAGAAGTACAATGGGGAGAACAATGTGTGGAGGAAGATATTGAAAGAAGATAAATTAAAAATTTATGTAGGCTGGGACCGAAGAGAAGACATTGCATACCAAGCGTGTAAGCAGAGTATTCTTGATACAGCAACCGTCGAAGTAGATATTATTCCGTTGAAACAAAAACAACTTAGAAAAGACGAAATGTACTGGAGAGAAAAGGATAAACTTGCAAGTACAGAATTTACATTTACTAGATTCCTTGTTCCTGAGCTTCAAGAGTTTGATGGCTGGGCTTTATTCATTGACTGTGATTTTATTGCACTTACTGACATTAAACAATTGTTTAACCAAAGAGACGACAAGTATGCAGTAATGTGTGCTCAGCACGATTACACACCTAAAGAAGGTACTAAGATGGACGGGCAGAAGCAAACGGTTTATCCACGTAAAAATTGGTCTAGTATGATGTTAATTAATTGTGGACATCCTTCTAATAAACAACTAACCAAAGAGCTAGTTAATAACGAAGAAATCACCGGAGCATACTTACATAGATTTAGCTGGCTTGATGACAGCGAAATTGGTGAGTTAAGTCACGAGTGGAATTGGTTAGTAGGCTGGTACAAAGAACCAGAAGATGGCAAGCCTAAACTGTTGCACTATACAGAAGGCGGCCCGTGGTTTGAACAATATCAAAACTGTGAATATGCAAATGAATACTATAAAGCCGAACGTAAATATCTTACTAGTGAGTATCACAACATATCTAATAAATTAAGTACTGAAAAAAGAATACCTAAATTAGTTAACAATTTATCATTGCCTGATAGTTTACGGCAATCAATTGAGGCTTTTACATATGCAACAATTGATCCCAAAGGAACTTACTATGGCTACACTGAGGAAAATGCTATGAAAATTATACAGAATAAATTTCAACAAGGAAAGACTGCAAAGGTAGCAGCAATATTTAATGACGACTTAAATTATGATAATAAATCGTACGTATACGATGAATATCTAGAAGCACTAAGTTTAGGCAGCGGTGGCAAATTAAGTAGTTGGGATAAAGAAAAAAATACAGATACTCCACTAATTATTCGAGGAGTTGGAAAGTCTAGTAGAGAAGCAGTTAAGCACTGTTGGGAAACTGGTAGAGAGTTTTATGCAATTGATACAGGTTATTTTGGCAATTCAAAAAGTAAGTCTAAAGGTTGGCATAGAGTTACAAAAAATAACTTACAAGACTATGGTCCAATTATTGAACGTCCTACAGATAGATTACTAGGATGGAAATATAGAAAATTTAAAAAAGGAAGTAGAATATTAATTTGTCCTCCTAGTGATAAAGTTATGAAATTTTTTGATCAACCAACTCCTGAAGAATGGACAAAACAAATAGTAGCACAATTAAAGGACATTACTGATAGACCAATTCAAGTTAGATTAAAACCTAACAGAACACACAGAATAACTGGTAATTCTATCGAAGAAGCACTAGAAAAAGATATTCATTGTCTTATAACATACAATAGCATTGCTGCCTTAGAAGCATTAAATTTTGGAAAACCTGCTATTGCACTTGGTCCTAATTGTGCGTCAATGGTATGCAATACCAAATTAGAAGAAGTAGAAAATTTACACATACCGGACAAAGATGAGATGACTGCATTAATGTCGCATCTTAGTTATTGTCAATTTTCAAGAAATGAGTTGATGAACGGTTTTGCTTGGGATACTGTTAATGAAAGTCGTTAGTTACTATAATGTAGTTCCTAATAAAAATAAAAGCCAAGAAAAATTTGATATACTTACTAAATTTATTCAAGGCGTAAATGCTGCCGGGGATACTGGAATTGTACACAAAGGATACGACTTGCAAAAGTGTGACGTTGGAATGATTCAAGGCTGGCAACACGAAGTTGGTAAAAATGCCCCTCACTTACAGTTACGACAGCGTGTAATGAATAATACATCAAATACACACGTATGTACAGCAGACGCGAACTTGTTTTTATACGCAAACAAAACTAATCGCCCTCATCACTATTTAAGATATAGTTTTGACGGTGTATTTCCAAATACTGGCAATTACTTCGACGATAATCCTAATCCTAAACGTTGGCAACAAATTTCTAAACATTTAGATATAGCTCTTGAAAACCGAAAGAAAGGAAAAAATATTGTAATTTGTTTACAGCGCAATCAAGGCTGGAGTATGGGAGCATTATCTGTAACTAGTTGGTTAGAAACTACTATTCCAAAAATTTTAAATCATACCGATCGAACCATTGTTATTAGACCGCACCCAGGTGACAAAAAAGCCATAACTCAATACTTACCACAACTAATACAAAAATATCGAAACAATAAAAACATTAAAGTTTCGATGCCTGGCTCGCCTTTAGATCAAGATTTAAACAAAGCGTGGGCTGTTGTAAATCATAATAGCAGTAGTATTGTTGGACCACTAATACAAGGATATCCTGGATTTATTACAGATCCAGATAAGAGTCAATGTGTAGAAGTTTGTCACACAGACTTTAGTAAAATAGAAAATCCTCAAGAATTTGATCGACAAAAATGGTTAGAACGTATTAGTATGTTTCATTGGAACTTCCAAGAATTAACAGACGGTACAGCGTGGAAACATATGAGAGAATATGTATGAAAGTTGTTAAGGTCGCTGCTATTAATATGGATTCAACTTCTTATGAGTGCAACTTTCGTTGCGATTCTATTTTACAAAACTTTGCAAAAGGAATCAATAAGCAGTTGTTACCCGCAAGTGATGCAATTACACATTCATTGCCTTTAGTAGGAAGAGGTATGTCAGAATCTGTAGGCAAATATATTTTATTGTCTATGAAAAATAATTTACCATTTTATCATATTGATACAGGGTATTTTGGTAATGTTAAAAGAAAAGTATGGCATCGAATTACATACAATGGATTTCAAAACACAAATACAATTGTCCCTCGAGACGAACAAAGATTGTCTCAACAACTTTTTTCTTATTTTGGACAAGATGTAGAAATACCACTAGAAAAAAAGATTAATTCATTTACTCCGGGTAAAAAAATATTAATATGTCCACCTAGTAAAAAAGTTATGGGATTTTTCCAACAGCCAAGACCGCAGGAGTGGACTGAGAAAGTTATTAAAGAGTTAAGACAATATACTGATAGACCTATTGAAGTGCGCTTAAAGCCTAGTAGAACTGATAGACAAACTGTTAAAAATATGAAAGATGCATTAAAGGATGATATACATTGTTTAGTAACATACAACAGTATTGCTGCTACGGAAGCATTAATGGCAGGAAAACCTGCTATTGTACTTGGACCAAATGCCGCACAATCTATATGTGAAACGGATCTAAAAAATATAGAAAATCCAAAAATTCCAACTCAGAGCGAAATGATTGCATTCTTAACGCACCTATCTTACTGTCAATTTACACAAACAGAAATGTATAATGGGTTTGCTTGGAAACACCTACAGCATTAGTTATTTCCAATAATCTTCAGTTCTATTAACCATTAGATCTTGTGATCGACTTTTGCCTTCTTCTTTTCGAACACCCTTCATATGATCCATCCATTTACCTAACACACTATTAATTAACGGATGTCCGCCACCGCCTGTGCGAGCTTCTTTCAAATACATTTCGGCACTATAATCTAACACGTTAGGAAAATCTTTTTTCATATTATTAAGAATGTGTCCAAACACAAAACTATCGTGCCATTCTTCTAATAAGAATATACCTTGTTCAGCTTCTTCGTATACACGTTCAAACTCTTTAAGAAACTCGTGGCACACAGGATGATTTAAGTTCATACCATAGAAGCCGCACTCCGGCCACGTCTGTGATCCTTTACCTCTGCCTACATATGTTAACCAGGTATTATTTGGCAATAAGTTATTAAACTCTTTATGGCTCCAGTCACTGTGTACAAACGTATCTGCATCCATCCATACACACCAGCCTTTAGAACGTGTACAAGCGTCATACACAGCATATGTTTTGTTAGCAAAGCGTATAGCGTCCCATTTAAATTTCTTGTGCCAATCACGCGGTCTACGTGCTTTAATAGCGTCTGTAGGTATGCCGTTTGCTCTAGGATCATTCTTCCAACGTTCTTTAAATGCATTTAATTTAGGCAATACTTCTTTAGCATCAAGAATTGTTATTTGTTCTGGATCAGGATTAATTGGATTGCAGTCTTCGGCGTACACTAGTAGTTTTATTTTTTTACTAACTCTTTCTGCAAAACTATCTAAAAATCTTTGCCCATATGTGTCTAGTCCAGGCTTATGAAAAGTTGTAACCACTGTTATTGATGACATAGCGTTCCTCTTGTTAAATATGTATATGGAGTATTTAACCAATGATTTTTTGTCTATACACTGATTATGGCGCACTAAACAGTAAGCCAGTGTTCGAAGCATTTGCAAAGAGTGTAATTGACGCTGGCCATAAAGTAGTATACAATGAGCCTTATAGAGTTGGCGGCCATTATAGTAACTATGATGTTGCTGTTATATGGAGTGTACTATGGCACGGCAGAATGTCAAAAAATCAAACGGTTTGGGAACAAAATCGTATGTTAGATAAACCTGTTATAGTATTAGAAGTTGGCGGCATTAATCGCGGCACAACTTGGAAAGTAGGATTAAATGGAATCAACAGAACTGCTTACTTTAGTGACAAAGACAATGATAGGGTTAGGGCTGATAGCCTGGGACTGGTTTGTAAACCTTGGAGATCCAACGGCGATTATGTTTTAATATGTGGTCAACACGACAAGAGTTTACAATGGCAAGGTATGCCTCGTATGAGCAACTGGTTCTTAAATACCTATGACGAAATACGTAAATACACTGACCGACCTATTATATTTCGACCTCACCCACGATGTAGACTAGAACACATAGAACGTGGTCTTAAACACGTAACAAGACAGGAACCTAAACAAATTGCCAATACTTACGATGATTTTGATATGGGGTTTAATAATGTACATTGTACTATCAGCTACAGTAGTAACCCTGGCATACATAGTATCATCGCCGGCGTTCCTAGTTTTGTTAGCACTCATAGTCTTGCTTATCCTGTAGCTAACGATATAGACTTTTTACACGATATAGAAAATCCTGTAATGCCAGATCGTATACAATGGTTGAACGACTACGCTCATACCGAATACACAGTTGACGAAATTTCTCAAGGCTTACCACTTAAACACTTGACATCTAAGATAGTTTAGCGTATACTACATATATGTTTACAGTAGAAGATTATATAGAACTCCTTACCGGATTCCAAGGTAGTGCAGACATAACACTAGATAGCAGTGACCATTCTCTTATGTTTAGTTTTGCAAAACAAATATCAAATAGTATACCGTTTACCGACAGGCAGTGTGACCTTGCTAAAACAAAAATTAGTTATTACAAAGAACAACTTGAAAAAAATAACTATGAGGTAAACGAGTTATCGCAGTTGCGTATGCCATTGCGTTCTATTGACAGAAGTAGATGGATTAAGATTGTTGAATTAAATGATAACGAATTGTGGATAGGCATTAGATTTATTTTTCAAAAGAAATTAATTCTACAACTTGACAAATTAAAAAGATTGATGTCAGATTCGCAAGATGCATTTTATGATAAAGAATACAAAATCCATTATTTTAAATTAAGTGAAAGTAACGTATATGATATAGTAAGCACATTTAAAGACGTTACTAGTTTTGAAGTTCAAGATGAACTTCTTATATATTTTGAAAAGTTAAAAGAAATGAAAAATAATAAACATAATTATATACCAGGCATATACGGAATGCAACTTAAAAACTTACATAGTAAAAGTTTAGATTATGCTATTAGTAATGTAGGTACTCCAACAGCAGATAATCTATATCAATTTTACGATCAAAAAGATCGATTAGGATTATACCATTTTGATAAAGACGATTTATCTGAAAGTTTAAAACATCTAACTCCGTTATCGCAAAAGATTGTTAATAGAGAGTTTCACCAAGTATTAGTCAATTCATCACAATACACAATTAATAATTTAGCAGAAGTAATACTTGAATTATATCGTTTTCCTTTAGTAATAGTTTTAAATGAAAAACAATGCTACGACGAATTAGTACAGTTCCATAGAGCGTTTAGTGGTATAATACCAAATGAACGTTGTAGTGTATTATTTAGATTAGATAATAATTCAGAAGGTGAGGAATTTAATCAATACATTAAGGCTAATAATCTTAATAATAAGGTTGACAATAATACAAAAATAGTGTATATTAGTAATAATAAAGTTCCAAAGCCTTTGTTAAAGAGTGATTGGTTACCAATTACTGCTATAACGACTTCCTCGAATAGAAGTGCTGGTGCAAAAACAGATGCATATATCGAGATGCTAGATCTTGTAATGCATTATGATTCTGATGTAAGTCCTTGGAAACGAAAACAAATAGAGACCCTTTAATGGCAACTTGCAAACTAATAATTGAAGATGAAGTAAACATTAAGCTAGAAGGACTAGAGGTTGATGTACGGAGAAAGCTCGCGAATGCTCTTAAGTTTGAAGTGCCATACGCAAAGTATATGCCACAATATAAACTTGGTCGATGGGACGGTAAAGTTGCTTTCTTTGGTATTGGCGGTACTGGTTATGTCAATCATCTTGATGTTGTTAGTGAAGTTTTGCAAAAAAATAATGTACAAATAATAGACATCGAAGACAACAGGCATCCTATACAATTTGACTTTCAGCCAGTAACAGAACGTTATTGGGCTGATCAAAATGTACGCTGGCCAAAAGGACATCCTGCAGAAGGTGAAGAAATTATTCTGCGTGACTATCAAGTAGAGTCAATTAACAACTTTTTAAAACATCCACAGAGCTTGCAACAGATTGCTACTGGTGCAGGTAAAACAATTACTACAGCAACACTTTCACATATAACTGAGCCGTATGGACGTAGTCTTATTATTGTGCCTAACAAGAGTCTTGTTACACAAACAGAGGAAGACTACATTAACTGCGGACTCGATGCTGGGGTGTACTTCGGCGACAGAAAAGAGTTAGGTAAGACTCACACTATTTGCACTTGGCAGAGTTTGAATATACTCGACAAGAAGCACAAGGACGGAACAGCAGTATTATCATTAGCTGAGTTCTTAGATGGTGTAAGCACTATTATTGTCGACGAAGTACACCAGGCTAAAGCAGAAGTACTAAAGAATTTACTTACACGTAATTTAAAGAACGCTCCAATACGTTGGGGACTAACAGGAACAATACCAAGAGAAAAGTTTGAGTTTGAAAGTATTCATGCTAGTCTAGGTCCTGTGATTGGACAAATTAGTGCTAAAGAACTGCAAGACAAAGGTGTACTATCACAATGTCATGTTAATGTAGTTCAACTATTAGATGTAGTAGCACACAGTAACTATCAAGAAGAATTAAAATATCTAACAACAAATCAGGCAAGACTAGAATATATAGGCAAATTATTAAGCACAGTAAAAGAATCAGGAAACACACTTATACTTGTAGATAGAATTAGTGCTGGAGAAATACTTCAACAACTAATACCAGGTAGTGTGTTTGTAAAGGGCGATGTAAAATTAAAAGATCGCAAGGAAGCATATGATGAAATCAATCAAGGAACTAACCACGTGGTTATCGCAACATACGGAGTCGCGGCTGTTGGTATTAACATACCGCGTATTTTTAATTTGGTTCTCATTGAGCCTGGCAAAAGTTTTGTCCGGGTAATTCAAAGTATTGGTAGAGGCGTAAGAAAGGCAAAGGACAAGGACTTTGTGCAAATTTGGGATATCACGTCATCGTGCAAATTTGCAAAGAGACATTTAACACAACGTAAAAAATTCTATAAGGAAGCAGAATATCCATTCACTATAGAAAAAGTAGACTGGAATTAAAAACTATGCAAATACTAACATTAGAAAATCAAACGTTTCCACTTAAAGATATACCCGAAGAATTAGAAGACGAAGTACGGTTTGCTGTACTAGACAACAGCGATGCAAAAAATCCTGACTTCTTTTTTGTACCTATGATCTTTTTAGAAAGTTTCTCCGCACCAGCAATGGTAATGGAAATAGGCGGACACGAAATAACAATGCCAGTTGATTGGCACATTGCCGTTGGTGACTCAATGTCAGGCAACGACTTAGAAGTATTACCACTAACAAGTATTAATGATAGGGGCTTTGAAGCATTCTTGTTTAACCCTTTATCAAGTTACAAATTTGACTTTGCGGAAATAAAAATAACAAACTTTTACAATGATGTAAAATGGTATTTTCCTAAAGTTAAAAACGGACAGTTACTTGCTGTACCGTTAACGACTAAAGATAAATCTGTGTGTGCTTACTTTATTAAAGACATTAGTAGACAGAGTGAGCTTATAGATTATACAAACTTGCTGTAAGGAGATAAAGATGAAAGCAGGAAAGATTTGGGGTCAGACAGAATTGATCCACGCTAACGGTGTACTAGAGTTTCACCGCATTGAATACAAAGCAGGTTACAAGTGTTCTGAACACGAACATCAATATAAATGGAATGGCTTTTTTGTAGAGTCAGGAAAAATGATTGTACGTGTTTGGCAAGAAGACCAAGGACTAGTTGATGAAACTATTCTTGGCCCTGGTGACTTTACACAAGTAAGGCCAGGAAAAATTCACCAGTTTGAAGGTTTAGAAGATGGTGTCGCTTTTGAACTATACTGGGCTGAATTCAATCACGATGACATTGTTCGTCGAACATCTGGCACCGCAACAGGAAAGAAGAAATAGAATGTTTAAAAACATCGATGTAAAGATGATGCTAAAACTTGCGCTGTTGCAAGTTGTAGTCATCACAGTAAGTAACGCACTAGTTGCGATTCCAGTAGAGATTGCTGGGTTTAAATTAACTTGGGCGGCATTTACGTTCCCATTAGTTATTCTAGCAACTGACTTAACAGTACGTTTGTTAGGTAAGAACATTGCTAGAGCAACTATTGCCGCGGCATATCCAATTGCAATCATTACAAGTATTGCAGTAGTATTAGCAGAAGGTGCACCAGAGAGTGTAGCAATGCGTATTGGATTTGCATCAGCAACAGCATATGCTGTAGGTACGTTTATTGACGTATATGTATTCCAAGCAATTAGAGAGCGTATGAATGTTTGGTGGTTAGCACCTGCATTATCAACTATTGTTGCAAACGTAATTGATAGTTACACGTTCTTTGCAGTTGCATTCAACAACAGCGCCGATGAGTATATGGCCGCTAACTGGATGGAAATTGCAGGCTCACAGGCTGTACTAAAAATTGCAGTAGGCTTAATATTATTCCTACCAGCATATGGCTTATTGTTACGTTACCTAAAAGGTAAAATGAGTGATACTGAAGCAGGTTAATGTATAGCAATAGCTACATAAAACAACTCCAAAGCCTACATGCTGATGCTAGTCGTCAATTGGGCTTTGGAGGCAAAGCAAAAAAGTTAGGTAAGTTTCATTCGTTCATGGACAAATGGCAACCTAGCTCTTTGCTTGACTATGGTTGCGGCAAGGGTCGTATACTTGCAGACTTAAGAGATAGATATCCTAATGTAGTCTGTGAAGGTTACGATCCTGCTGTACCTATGTTTAATAAAGATAAGTTTAGCACATATGATTGTGTATTTTCAAATGATGTACTAGAACACATTGAACCAGAATTTATTAGCCAAGTATTAGGACATATTAACACACTTGCATCTAAATACATTTGGCTACGCATTGATACAGTGCCTGCAAGAAAAAGACTATCAGACGGGCGCAATGCACATTTAATACTTGAAGGTGAACAGTGGTGGCTAGATAAAATTAAAGACCACACTGACATCAAAGTAGTATATTCTAACTTAGATAGAAAAGGAAAACTAGACATTGCAGGAACAAAAAATGATACCAGGTGAAGCATTACTATATGAACGTTACGACGGTGTAGTATATGCAAAGTATAGAGATGCTCCTCATAATAAAATACCTCGTTGGATTATAGGCGGAGATCCTGCAGGTGTAGCAAGAGCGCAAGGCGACATGTTGTACTATGCAGAGTGGCAAGAGTTGTGTGAGTTAGCAGAGGAGTACCCCACAATAAAAAAGCTCTTAGACAAGTTGGTAACAACTTACTATACAGTAAAGGAAGAACGTAATGGACAAAACAATATATCATGAACAGATAGCAGATCAATTATTTTGTGATCGACTGTATAACCCAAGCAGAGAGATTGCTCGAGATGTAGTTGTCTTTTGGCAAGATTATTTAAAAGAGAACGAAACTAAACCTCGTTGGATGGATTTCGCTGACGGTAGTGACAGTACAAAAATATATGAAGCATACAACATATTTTTAAATCATCGCCCAGGCATTACTACATTGTATCAAAAGATTGTAGAAAGTTTTAAAACAAAAGTTGACAACCCACAGAAGTACGCTATTGCGGGATGGGTTAATGTATATGAAGGCGGTGGCTTTTTAGACTGGCATACACACGGCGTTGGTCAAGGAGGATACTTTGATGGACGATGGCACGGTTACTTTTGTGTAAACGGTGAGCCAAGTAAAACAATGTATAGAGATAATGAAACGCATCAACTTGTACAATCAGTAGAAAATAAAAACGGTTGGCTTACAATGAGTCCCGGGGGAAT